CTGAAATAAACCATTGACATTCTTTATGATATAGATTATAATTGTTCTATAAATTAAATAAAGGTTTACATTATGGATAAGTTGACAGAATTACTTGAACGTGCTTTATATAAACATAAACAAGGTAAGTTGTGTGGTACAGGAGATCTGTACCGATCGCTTATAGGTTCATTAGGTGAATCAAAGGTTGTCGAGTTAACAGAAGGTGAATCAGTTAATGGTAAATTCGACGTCTTGGGTAGCATTCGTTATCCAGGTCGAATCGAAGTCAAAACAGCAAACAAATCTACAGACGGTAAATTAGGAGCTTGGAGTTTAAAGTGTAAACACAATGCTTGTGATTGGATCGCCTTAGTTGATGCTTCCTCTATTGAAGATTCTGATTACAGAATATCTATGATCCCCCACGATGCTTTCTTTGAGCATTTTCTTACTCCAAATTCTAAAGGTAATATTCCAGATTTTATTCGTTGGTCTGAAACCTATAACGAATCTGATAACAAATCACCAGAAGCCACAAATCTTTTCTTAAAATACGAAGTTTCCATTGACATTATCAAGAATCTTTGATATAATATATTTTTTTATTATGGAGTCTATATGACAAAACCAACCAACCCAGTTTCGGTCGATGTACTACAAGAGTGTGTTGACCTTCAATTGAAAAAGTCGAGAGATTATCAAAATCCAAACTCGACTGTTCAACAAGCTGACTACTATCCTAACGGAATTACAACCATTCATGATATTATGCATGCAAAAATGCTACGTATGAAATCAGTAATGGAAGCAATGCAGTCAGATGATTACGATCCTAACTTTGAGTCCCTTGAAGATTCAGCAAAAGATTTAATTAACTATTCAAGTTTCTTTGTCTCTTACTGTCGTCAAGGTATTAAAGGTCAGGATTCAACTAAAGATGTATTTAACAGGAGTACTAAATAATGAGCAATGTGATATTACCGTCAAGTGACGCAGACAAAAAACGAATCCGTGGTTGCATGGAAGAAATGAGTAATTCGTTTACTCGAATGGAATCAGAACGTGATTTTCAGAAAGAAGCAATCAATGCTTTGGCTGATGAAGTTCAGATCCCAAAATCAATCCTAAGGAAAACCGCAAGAGCTTTTCATAATCAAAATGTTTCTGATCTAATTGCAGAAGTATCTGATATTGAAGCGTTAATGGAATCCATCTAATGAAAACAGCAAATGATATCCGAGCAGACCTAATTGACAAGTATCTTGCAGAAGATTATGTCGTTGACAAGTCAGGCGCTAAGACTATTGAAGTTCTTGGTGAATCATTTGTTGCTGATGAAAATTGGTTGATTAGAACACCAGCTTATAAGTACATTGAACGTGAATTAGACTGGTATATGTCTGAGTCATTATATGTTGATGATATTCCTGGTACTACACCACAGATTTGGAAAGATATATCTTCTGACGAAGGTAAGATCAATTCTAATTATGGTTGGTGTATTTACTCTGAAGAGAATGGTAATCAATATAAACATGTACTTCGAGAGTTGAAAGCTAACCCAAACAGCCGTAGAGCTGCAATGATCTATAATCGTCCAAGTATGCATCTTGATTTCAACCGTGATGGTATGTCTGACTTTATGTGTACATTTGCGAATACGTTTATGATTCGAGATGGTAAACTTATATCCCATTATGCAATGAGATCTAACGATGCTGTCTTTGGTTATAACAATGATGTTGCTTGGGCAAAGTTTGTTCAAGGTCAACTTGCCTATGATCTCGAAGTTGAGGTCGGTGAATTGATTTGGACTGCTACTAATCTTCATGTATATGAAAGACATTTTGAGTTTATTGAGGCGTTAATTAATGCAGGAAAATAAATGGGATCAAAGATTTATACGAGTTGCCCGAGAAGTTTCAAGTTGGTCAAAAGATCCAAGTAAACAAATAGGAGCGGTGATTGTAAAAGATAAACGTATCCTAGCAACTGGTTATAATGGCTTTCCTAAAGGTATTGATGATTCAGCAGATAAGTATAACAATAGAGAACTGAAATACGAACTCGTTGTGCATGCTGAAATGAATGCAATCTTCAATGCCTCCTTTCATGGAGTATCGTTAAAAGATACAACAATGTACGTGTGGGGTTTACCTGTCTGTAATGAATGTGCAAAAGGAATTATCCAAGTTGGCATAAATAGAATTGTAATGGCTGCTGATGATGTCCCTCAAAGATGGATAGAATCGTATGATAAGTCAAAACAACTCTTTATTGAGGCAGGATGTAAATTTGAAACAGATTTCAGATTGGCTAAATAAACTATTGACAACTGCACAAAAATTTGTTATAATAGTAAATATTAACAAGGAAACTATATTATGAAAGAAAAATTGAAAGACTTTGGATTTGGCGTAGCAACCGTCGTGTTAATTATTGGATTGGTATCAGCTCTCATCGGTCTCGGTGAATTGGTTGGTGCAACTTCTGATACAATACGAATCGCGCTTGCGACTCCATTCTTCATTTACTTCTGCTACATCTTTGGTGGATTAACTCGAACCATTTATTTTAGTAAGGACTAATTATGTCACCGCATAAAAGAATAGTCCTTGACTTTGACGACACTCTAGCATTTACATCAAACAGAGATTGGGATAACGCAAAACCCAATGTTGCTCTGATTGAAAAGTGTAATGAACTATATAATCAAGGTTGGACTATTGACATATATACAGCTCGTGGATCTATTTCTTGTAGGAGTAGAGAAGAAGCTGCAGATAAGTATGGACCTCAAATTGAATCGTGGTTACAAAAGAATAACGTAAAGTACCATGCACTCAGTTTTAATAAACCACTCGCAGCATATTACATTGACGACAAAGGTATTACACCTGAAGATTTTGTAGATGCTGATATTCGTGAATTGGAAGGCGGCCTATCAGGCTCTGACATTTACACCGACGGTAAGTTTGTTCACAAGACAGCTAAGAATGCTCATGAAGCCGCACTGTGGTATGAGAAAACCGGTTGGGCAGTATGTACACCTGAGATTCATCGAGTGGTTGGTGATACGATTACAATGGATTATATTGAAAACGATCCTAATTTCTTCGAAGACAGTCCTTATAAAGCAATGGCGTTAATTCAAGAAGCTCTTGATGCTTTTGGTGATATGCCAACTGAAACAAAGTTTCTAACCTTTGATGATTATATAGCAAGAATCGTAGGTCACTGTACTAATGCTAACCTTGAACCTTTTAATGATATTGTTGAAAAACTATCTTCTATTGATTTAGAGTATGGTTATTGTCATGGAGATTTTGGTATTAAGAACATGCTGTTTAATGACAGTGACACAATGTACTTAATTGATCCTATTCCTAATGTATTTGGTTGTCGTGAACTTGACATAGCAAAGTTTATCGCAAGTTTAATAATCAATCGTTATGATAGTCATACTCAAGATCTTGTGATTAATACAATGTTGGCATATAATCATTGGATAGATAGGTATGAGTTGTTAACGCTAACAGCAGCTGAAGTGATTCGAGTATACAAGTACCACCCAGATAAAGACTTTATCATTCAATGTGTTAACGATCTGTTGGATATTATTGACTATGCAGAATGATATATTCATAGTAAGCAATAAAATCTCGAGGATTGAAAACCTTCTTGAGATGTATAATGTATACGACGAAGATACATATATGAATTTGCATGTTATCTTAGATGATCGGCATACTACTTATAACGTAGAAAGTATATCAGATAAGATAACAATTCACTATGCAACTGATGTGATTGCTAAAGTAAAACATTTCTTTGATGAAGAGTGGTTGTTACGAATACTTGATGTATATGGAGTGGCAATCAAATGGTTGGTCTTTCCTTATGTACATGAAATATTAAACATCAACAGAGCAATGATGATTGATGACGATACGTTATTACTCAAGCCTGTTGACCACTATTTCTTTGAACCTTATGTATTCTATAACGAATCTGCATTAGGTGTTATGGGTAAGTTTGTAGAAGCAGTACTTGATCCAATTTATAAAGATAAGGTTGATATTACTACAATGAGAACCAAACCTTATTTTAGTATGAATTCTGGTCAAGTTGTACATACAAGAAACGATCATTATCTTGAGTTCTTTAAAAGAGCAGCTTGTAAAGATATGTATGTTCTTATTATGGAAGGTGTACACAAGTATAAAAACAAAAAAGGTTATGGTGGTTCTGTTATACCAAAGTATGGAACTCCAGGTAATAACCGATCTATGGGTGGAAAGTTTTGGTGTATAGAACAAAACATATATGCAATTTATTATAAATGGTTATCAGAGAATGGATTTGAGGTAAGTAGGTTTGGTAGTGACGTACGTATTTGGACTACGGTTCTAAAACTCGACGCAGTGTTAAATTTTAAAACCTTTCCTGCATATATACATTATCTACCAACTGATAAAACACCACTCTATACGGTGTATGCTAAACGAGTTAAAGAAATTTTGAGGGAAGAAAATGTTTCTAGATAGGAAAAAATTACCGGCAGATTGTAAGGTCGGATTTACATGTTCAACGTTTGATCTGTTTCATGCAGGTCATATTGTAATGCTACAAGAAGCAAAGACGTTGTGTGATTATTTAATTGTTGGATTATTGATTGACCCAACCGTGGATCGTCCTGATGCAAAGAACGCACCAGTTCAGACTCCATTTGAAAGATACATACAGTTATCTTCTTGTAAATATGTAGACGAGGTAATACCTTTCTCAACTGAACAAGAATTGGTTGATATGATTTTAACTATCAATCCTGATATTAGAATTGTTGGTGAAGAATACAAAGATGTTGAGCATACTGGAAAAGGTTTATGTCCTGTTCATTATAATCGCAGAAGGCATTCTTTCAGTTCGTCAGAGCTCAGACAACGTGTGGTCAATTCGGATAAATAAATTTAACAGAACGGCAAACTTTATATTATGAAAAACATTGGATTTGGAAAGATCGGTAAATCGGTCAAGTTTAAGCGGAATCGCTTCTCTCCTATTGGTGGAGACAACGAGCCGTCTACAGTACTTATTGCACTCGCAAATAATAACCCAGACAAAACATTTTACATTATCGGACGATCTGATTTCAGTACTCTAAATGAGTCTGAATCATTGGAGTTGTTTCCCTTTGATAATGTAATTGATATTTGGAAAGGTATTAAAAACAAAGACGAAGATAGATTCTTTAATCACGTGATTGATTACTTTAAGAGTAGGTCAATGAAATTAGACTATACTGTTTTAATGGTTGGTCAAGTTGGTACTGTTACCATCCCAGGTAAAATTGAACAGGTTAAAGATCGTACGCTTAAAGCTTCTGTGATTGATATGACAAAGAATTATACATCACCAATTGCGATTTGGATTAACGAAGAGAATCCTGATTATGTTGAGATTGTAAACGATCCTCGGTATGTCATGAATCAATCAAGAGACATATTCAATCTACCAAATATATCTTTAGGTCAATACGATTACGAATATAAAGTAAGTAGTATTAAATCTTACGAAGAACAAGATCGTTACGACAGATCAATGCCTTCAACATATGCAGGAATGGAAACTTGTTTCTGTATTAACTATCAACACACTGAACAGTTCAATTTAAATCGTAATGTTCCTTTTATGGTTATTCTCAATGAAGCAAAGCCTTCAAGATATAATTTATTAAAGGACTGGGTATTAGATGAACATGACGATGTTGAGATCTACGGTAAATGGGAACATCCTAATACCGAAACAGACGCAAGGTTCAAAGGATCTATTCATCTTGACGATGTAATGGCCAAAATGAACAATGTTAAATTTACTTTTATTATTCCAATCGCAAAAGGTTGGGTAACTTCAAAGTATATTGAAATGGTACATGCTGGTGTGATACCGTTCTTGCATCCATCTTATGATGAACAAGGGCATTTGCCAATACCAGAATTTTTAAGACCAAAGACTCCTGCTGAATTTAAAGAAAGGATGGATAGGTTATTAAATAACGAACAGGAATATGAATCAGTAATTACAGGACTGCGTAAACTATTATGCAAACCTGAATATTACGATGGAACATTCTTAAACAATAAAATTATGACAGCGATTGATAATGATTATGTTGCCCCCAATGTAATGGAATTTGATAAGAAAGTAGCTGCAACACTTGAGGACTTTTTCGGATGAACAAGAAAGAAATAACATGGGCACCACTTATTCCACTTATTGGTGGACAAATGCTAGGCGCAGAAAGAGCGTTTGGTAAACCACCTGAGGCAATCTATTCTTATGGTGGGTTTGAGGATAACGATAGCCATTACGTGAACTATCAACAAAACACAATGGGACGTGATATTCCTTATGTTAAACTTGATGAAGCAGAACCTGGTCAAATTAAACAAGTTGATGTGGTTTCTGGTACTCCACCTTGTGCTGCTCTATCTCAATTAAATACAGGAACAACCACAGAGAGTAAAGGTGCAGGTTGTGCTAAGAACGAATTTATGTATATGGTCTTTCAAGATGGTATTGATAAACTTGGTGCAAAGGTAGTCATCGTTGAGAATGCTCCTGCATTGTTTACAAATAAAGGACGTCCTGTAGCGAATCGACTGTACGAAATTTGCGCTGAGAGGGGTTATTCTTTGTCCCTATATAAAACATCGACGAGATTCCACGGAGTTCCACAGGGACGCGACAGGACTTTCGCGATTGGTTGGAAGTCAGAGTCCGCTCCTGTAATGAATTGGTATAACAAAGATAGAAAAGATTTCAAAGAATACCTTCAAGAGATTCCTGTTGACGCTTTACATCAAGACTTGATTATTAATAAACATGTACCTAACGAACCATATTACAATTTCATCAAGACAAAAACGAATCGTGAAGTTAGAGAGTTAATGGTTGAAGAGAATGTTAAGACAACTCTGAATTACGTTTGTAAGAAAGGTTGGATGAAAGAAGCTAACGAATGGTTTCATAAGACAGGCAACGAAAAAGGTATTAAATACTCTGATCATGCAATGATGAAGTTTGCTGATAACAAAGGTGTATGGGATGGTTCAGTACATGTCTTTGGTGAATATATGAATGCAGTAATTGGTCGTAACATGGTTGATACAATGCATCCGACTGAAGAACGATCATTGACGATTCGAGAAGCTTTACACATGATGGGCTTTCCTTCTAACTTTGAGTTATTACATGGTTTGAAGAAAATGAATCATATCGCTCAAAACGTACCTGTACCAACATCTGCTGATCTCCATAGTGAAATTGCTAAGTTCCTTACAGGCGAACTCGATATGTCAGAGTCAACCTATCTTCGACAGAATAACCACAAGCAATTAATAGAACATGACAAGAATGGAGTAGATACAACTCCAAACTTAGCTGAATTCTTTGCATAAAACTATTGACAAGACTAGTAAAGTTTGTTATAATAGTATATTAAATTAAAGGTAAACATATGAGAAACGATTTAATCATCGACTTCGAAACAATGGGACAGGACGTTCATAACTGCGCTGTCATTGATGTATCTGTAATGGTATTTCAGTGGGACAAGTTTACATCTGATAATCCCTATAACTTAAGCGATGTATTCAAAGCAAAGAAATTTAAATTGAATGTGGCTGAACAAGTAAAGAATTATAATTGGGTAGTTGATAGAGGTACTCTCGACTTTTGGTCTAAACAGGATTCAGAAGTAAGAAAGAATATTGCTCCTAAAAGTTCAGACCTATCGGTTGAAGACTTTGTGAAACAGTTTACTGACTTTTTAATTGACGGACCAAAGATTGATTATTGGTGGTCAAGATCTAATTCATTCGACCCAGTAATATTAGAAAGACTATTTAAGTCTCAAAATAAAATCGGTCATCTACAAAACAAACTAAAGCATTGGACAGTTAGAGATACAAGAACATTCATTGATGCAAAGTTTGATTTCGGTTTAAAGAAGAACGGATTCCCTCCTTGTGCAAACGAAGAAAAGTGGGATTCTGTTTTTAAAGCACACGATTCTGCATGGGACATATTGGCTGATGTATTAAGATTACAGTCAATCACCAGAGCAGAAAATGATATGGAGCAAATTACAGTATGAAGCTAGAAGTTAAGACAGAAGATTTACAAAAACAACGGTTGTTCGTTGGCACACCAATGTATGGTGGTCAATGTACTGGTTTATATACCAAGTCAACTAATGATCTGAGCATGTTAGCATCTACTCATAAAATTCCACTGAAGTACTACTTTCTATTCAATGAGAGTCTAATTCAAAGAGCAAGGAATTATATTGTAGATGAGTTCCTAAGATCAGACTGCACGCACTTATTGTTTATTGATGCTGATATTGGATTTGATCCAAGAGACGCGTTAGCATTACTTGCGTTACAAGTTTCAGATCCAGAAAAATATGATATCGTCTGTGGACCATATCCTAAAAAGACAATTGCATGGGAAAAGGTTTCTATCGCTGCTCAACAAGGCAACGGTAAAGATAATCCATTTGACTTAGAAAAATTTACATCAGATTTTGTTTTCAATCCGGTTAGCGGAACGAAATCATTTAAACTCTCGGAACCTGTTGAAGTTGCAGAAGG